AGTCGCCGTTGTCTTGCTTTTGATGCAGTTGAAACTCACCTGGCGTCAGAACGCGCACTTGCTCCACTGCTTTCTCGCCGAACTCGCCATCAGGCACGGTGACCGTCTCTGCAAGTCGCAGTTGCGTTAACACCTGCCGGCCTTCCTGCTGCTCAGCACGCCAGCCAAGAATCTGCCGTGGTGTGTATGTCACCCAGTAGGGTCTACCCCCATCAGCAGGTGCATCCACCAGTACACCAACGTGGCCATAACGGACCATCTTGCGCGTGGTCTCATAGGTCCAGACGTTGAGGTCATTGCCTTGCAGGTCAACATCAAACAACTGCTCGCGGATCACGTCTGCTGTGTCGTCAAGTCGTACGGGCTTGCGGGTGAGCATCCCGGCCAGCATCCGCTCTAGGCGTTGATAGAACGGCGGCACAACGCTACGCGCTAGGCGGTTGTCGTAGGACTCGTCTAGTTCGCGCGGCTCTTGCGGCAAATACCGGCGATGCTTGCGACGCATCCCGTAGGTGCCTTGCAGCAAATCCTCGATCAGGATCCAATGCGGCTCTTGTGCATACCACGCCGTGCTGGCATCCTGCACGCGAGTAACGCGGCGCTGAGCAATGGGCCGGTCGTAGTTGTTGAAGCCGGTGTACATTACAGCGCCGCAGTCATAGGTGCAGTTTAGGCAGCAATCAGCGTGATGCTATTGCGGCCAATCTTGATGTCAAACTCAGCGCCGGGTTCGTAGCCCATCTCGCGCAGGTAGCCATCACCGATTTGCAGCTTGCCATTGAATTGCACCTTGGCCTTATAGGTCAGGCCGCGGCCGCGCTTAGGTGTCTTGCTGCCTAAGTCAACGCCTTTGGCTTCCAGCAGCGCTTCATAGAACTGCGTGAATGCCACGCGATCCTTGATCACGTAGCCGCAAGCGCGCACCAGTTCGGACTTGGGCGCATTGCCCAGTTCTTTCACCTTGGCGAGTAGTTCAGCACCCTTGAGCATGGGTAGAGTTAATGATTGGCGGAATCAATATAGCCTAATGCCTGTAGATCGCCCAGCACCTGCGTGCAATGGGTTGAATTCACGCCATACCAAGTAGCCGAGCGCATCGTTCATGTGGTCATGGCCGGCATCCTTGTCCGGGTCGCCCTTATCGGTGTAGCACTGCAGCTCTAGGCATTCGATCAGCCGCTTGCAGCGCTGGTGGATGGTGAGTCTGACCTGGCCCTTGCCGTTTTCCAGCAAAGCCTGAACAGCAGCCACGCGATCACGGACGGGAGGATTTGCGCGTGGCGACTGGTTTGACATGCCGTAGGACTCCAGGATTTGGATATCGGTCTGGCTTGCGTTGGTGCTGCGGTTACCGCCGCTGGCATCTGGGTAGATGTAGATACGCCGTTGCGGGTAACGCGCTTGGATCTCTTGCGCCAATGCATCGGTGTCATGGGCGCCGCTGATCTCATCAATCACTAGCAGGCTGCTGCCGCTGCGGATGCCGATCACGGCAGACATGTTGCCAACGTTGAAATCAACGCCAATGCGCAACGGCTCGCGGTCTAGGTCTGGCAGCTCAACCACCACGTGCTTGTCGCGACTGAAGCGGTCGTAGATAGTGCCAGTGGTGAGGTTAACGAACTCACCGTCTAGGTAGGCCCGCAGCAGGTTTGGGTCGTAGTTGGCTTCTAGCCGCTCAATAAAGTCCGGCGGCAGATGTGGGTTGTCTGCTGACCGCATCTTGATGAGCTTGCGATCCGCACGCCCTTTGGCATCCTCGCTGCCGAAGGTGTTCCACATCCAGCGGAAGCCCTCTGGCGTGGATGCAGCGCCAAACTGCCGCACGTTGCCGGACCGCAAGCGACCAAGGATCTTGGGGAATGCCTTGTTGGCAATAGATGGCGTCACGGTGTCGATCTCATCGGCCAGCACCCAGGCAAGGTTCAATCCGATGATGCGGCTCCAGTTCTCGAAGCTGCGGCACAGGATCTTGGTGTCACCGCCTGGTAGGTGCAGCATGTATTCCGGCAGCGGGCTGGCCCTAAAGGTGTAGGGGATCTCGTACGACTCCAAGAACTGCTCAAAGTCGTTCTGCCAGATGTCGCGGATCAATGGGCCGGTGGGCTCCATCACTGCGCCGATGAAGCCTTGATTAGCCGCGGCCAGCATCACCGCCTTGGCACACAGCGCACGGGTCTTGCCGGCGCCATAGCCAGCTGAGATGCCAAGGATCTGCGTGTCGCTGTCATCTACAAACGCAAGCTGGCCAGGGTGCAGGTCAGCGCGGATGCGTTGCAGCAGATCGCCCGTGTCCTCTTGCGTTGCGACATCCATAAACCCAAGCAGGCTGCCGGGTTGGCAGATGCCAGCAAGCAAGTTCATAACATCTCAAACCGCAGCAGCTTGGCCTGATCTTCTAGCGCTTTGATTGCAATGCTGAGGTTGCCTTTGGCGCGTGCTTCACGTTCGTAATCCTGCAACCTTGCTAGTGCGGCTTGCAGCCATTGCGGCCGCTCTAGCTCTGAGTCAAGGGCAATCAGCTTGCGCGCTTCCGCCATGTAATCGCGCACTTGGCGCTCGCTGACGCCCCACAGCTCGGAACCGTGTTGAACGATCTGATGGTGGCTGTGAGCACGCAGGATGAGGTCATAAACCACGTTGACGCGGTTCTGAATCTCATCCTTGGTGCTTTTCTTTGCCACGTATTAGTTGCGGACTTGCACAGGCATTACCAGATAAGTTACACCGTCCACGCCACTAGGTGTCAACACGACGGGTGTGGTTGCCGTATTGGCATGCAGCGTGATGGCTTCTGCGGGCTTGAACGCCTTGATGCCGTCCAGCAGGTAGTGGACGTTAAACGCCCATGCGCCGTTGGCGGTGCCTTCGACCTTGAGCAGCTCCTTGCCATTGTTGGCATCGGCTTCAGCAGTGATGGCAAGTCCACCGGCGCCGGCGGTGAGCTTGACGATGGAGTTGTGCGCATCGGCGATGATGGCGACACGCTCCAAGGCGCGAGTCAGGCGGCGACGGTCGGCGATGATGGTGCTTTTGAACTCAGCGGGCACCAGCTTGGCCACGTCTGGGTAGGTGCCGTCCATGATGCGGCTGTAGATGGTGATGCCGTCACCTGCGTCAATCACGGCTTGCCCTTTGGCAACGGCGATGGTGACCACGCGATCTTGCAGCAGGCGCATGGTGCTGGCTGGTAGCACGAGGTCTAGGCCATCTGGCAGGTCAATGGCGTAACGCATGAGGCGATGGCCATCTGTGGCTTCCATGTGGCCGCTGCCGAGGTGGATGCCTTGGAGCATCTGCTTGCTGGCGTCGGTGCTGGCAGCTGCCATGCAGGCACGGATTCCAGCGGATAGGTGCAGCTCGCTCGTAGCAGCGTCCACAACCGGCAGCGCGGGGTAATCCGCCGCATCAGCCGCTGCAAGCCCGTAGGAGCCCGCAGAGGCGGTCAGAGCGCCATCTGCGAGGGTTAGAGCCTCATCGCCGTCAAAACGGCTCACAAGGCCAGCCAGCAGCCGATACGGCAGCGCTACAGCGCCATCGGTGTCCACTGCGGCTGGGATGGTGACGGTGATGCCGAGGTCAAGGTTAAAGCCGGTGATGGTCATGACGCCATCGGCGGCTTGGATCAGGCAGCAATCAAGGATCGGATGGCTGCTGCGGTGACCAACGGCTGGCGCAATGGTGCGCAGCGCGTGATCGAGATCGGCTTGGCAGGTAACGGCTTTCATTTGACGGTGGCGGCAGTGACGAGGCTGGTGATGATGCGTTCGTAATCAGCGGCGAAGCTATCCACAAGTTCCATGGGTAGCGGTACGCCGTCATCAATGGCGTTGTCGGCAATGGCTGAGGCGTACGCCACTGCTTGGGTCATGGTCTCATGCAGCCGATTAATCACCGGTTGCTGCTTGGCTGGAATGTGAATGAGCGATGACATATGCGACGAGAGTTTCAACGTGTCGGCGGTTCAGGTCACCACGCATGAATGCGCAGGCGTCCGCCACCAGCGCATGGTACGCAGCCGTGGTCAATCCTGCAACAACCCCACCACTCAAAGCACGCTGCCGGATCAGGTGCGCGCGCGGGATGCCATGCGCTGCTGCTTCAGCGTTCAACCGCGCCAGGTCGTCAGCGGTGACATTGATCTTGATTTCGGGCATT